TGGTTTTAAAAAAGAATGGATCTTGGGATGGTAATATCTATCTATGAGAATAATCAAAGTAGGCAATCAAATTAGAATAACTATGACCAATGAAGAACTAGCTGAGATTACAGAAAGAAACAGTTTGGATATACATATTGGCCATCTTAATGTATTACAACAAGATATGAGTAAGGTAATGACTGAATTATTACCGAAAGTAAAAAAGGTAAGAAAGAAATGAACATAGACAAATTATGTAAAAGCCTCCTAGAGCATGAGGGCAGCAATAAGAAAAATGGATATCATATCCCTTATAAAGATACTGCCGGACTGTGGACCATTGGTTATGGCCACATGGTGACTAAGGATGAAATGGATAGCTTTGATCCTAATCGTAAATATACAGAAGATGAAGTGATAGAGATTTTTAAACAAGATGTGAATATTGCCATAGATGGAGCAAGAGTATTTATTGATGAACATTCTATCCCTGAAGAAGCATTTTTAATTATTATTGAACTTTGTTTCTGGATGGGATTACCAAGACTATTAGGATTTAAGAAAGCCAGGAAGGCCCTGGAAGAAAAAAATTTCCTTACTTGTGCGGATGAGTTAATGGATAGCAAATTGGGAAAATCTGAAGTGCGAGGCATTAGGAATAGAATTACTAAACTTAGTAATAGAATGAGAGAGGTATCATGTTGAGTCTATTAAGTGCTGCAGCTCCTATGATTAAAACTTTATTTAGTACGATAGATAAAACCATAGACAACAAAGCTGAGGCAGAAAAAATAAAACAAAAGATCCAGGAACAATTAATTTCTGGACAGCTTAAAGAACTAGAAGCCCAGGCTAAAGTAATTACAGCTGAAGCCAATGGATCTTGGCTGCAGAGAAACTGGAGGCCTATCTTAATGTTAGTGTTTGCCGGATTAGTAGTAGCCCACTGGTTTGGATTTACTGCTCCGAACATTCCTGAGAGTGTTCAGAATAGTTTATTAAATATTGTCTTAGTCGGTGTTGGTGGATATATTGTAGGGCGATCTGGCGAGAAGATAGCCGGTAAATTCAAGAAGGAGTAAAATATGAAAGATTGGATTATGGACAAAGTAAATTGGGTTCTAGATGAACTAGATCCTTACTGGACCTGGAGTAATCTATGGAAACTTGCGATCATTATTTTAGTGATCTGGTTTGGTCATGGATTAATGCACTAATGATTACAACATCTAGCAGCATCTCCGAACTTTATACCAAAAAGATTATTGGGAGTAAGAAGGGCAAGAAAAGAACAGCTATGCCCAAGAGCAAAACTGTTAGATTAAAAATAAAAAAGCCAAGGTTACCGAAATAGCCTTGGCTTATGATCTAGTGTTTTTTTTTATATATATACAGTTACTTCATTTGGCCTCCATGTTTGTTAATTACTTAAATAGTACTAGATTGAAATGAAATATCAATTCGGAGATTTACTGAAAATAGAATTTTACGATCATGCCTCCCTATCACCGGAATGGCATGACCTGGCTTACATTAAAGGATATGAAATCCCAGTGGGAGAATGTTATGGAAGATTAGTCTATGAGGATCTTCTTACATTAAGAGTTGCGTCTATGGTCATTATAGAAAATGGAAAAATCACTGATATGGGGAGCTGCCATCTTTGTGTGAGAGCTGCTATTAAAAACATTGAAAAACTTGAAAATTCCCCTATCCCTGGCAAAAAGCCCAAACACATCAAAAACCTACAGTAAAACACCCTCAAAAATCCATTTTAACGCATTTCTAGGGGGTATTTAATTTTCCCTTGTATGATTGAACCTTGGAAAGAAAAAGGGCATCTGTCGTGAAACAAATGCCCAAGGTTATAGGAGGAATACTCAAAGAAAAAAACTGACTCAATGAGATACCTGGAATCTATGTCATTTATTAATAAAAACAATACACATAAAAAAATATATTTTTCCTATTGACGAATACGTACAAATCTATACATTTGAGAAAACTAATTATAGGAGGTCAAAATGAAAAACTACGAAAACACCGGATTAAAAATCAAAATCAAATATCGCAATTCAGATGATGTTGTTATTGGTGATCTTTTAAAGGTTAAATCTTTATTAGATGAAAAAGGTAATGTTGAAAAATTACAAGTTACATATTTTGATAAATGGAGTTCAGAAGGTATTAAAACTTTATGTTATCAAAAAGCAGATATGATTGTTCAGTCTATAGCAGTATCATCTGTTTGGAATGAATTATCAGGTGACAATTTAAAATGGAAGGAGTGGGCATAAGCCCACTTCATAGGAGGTCAATAATGAACGTACTTTCTTTATTTGATGGAATGTCTTGTGGTCAATTAGCACTACAAAGATCTGGTATTCAAGTAAATAAATATTATGCATCTGAAATAAAAAAAGCTGCAATTAAAGTTACTCAATATAACTTTCCAAACACTATTCAATTAGGTGATGTAATAAATTCAGATAATTGGAATATTGATAATCCAGATCTAATTATTTTTGGATCTCCATGCCAGGATTTATCTCAAGCCTCAAGACAAAGAGAAGGTCTTAAAGGATCTAGATCATCTTTATTCTTTCAAGCACATAAAATTTTAAATCATTACAAACCTAAATATTTCTTAATGGAGAATGTAGGAAGAATGAAAGAAGAAGATAAAAATATTATTTCTGAAATGTTAGGTGTTCAACCTATTAGGATTAATTCTAAGTTAGTATCAGGTCAATTAAGAGATCGCAATTATTGGACTAATATTCCTAATGTAACTCAACCTGAAGATAAAGGAATTTCATTTCAATCAATCATTACTGATGGTTATGTAGATAGAGAAAAGGCTAGAGCATTATTAGAAGGTGAAGCTAGACCTTATGCAGATTTAATGAAATTTCACAGAAGATATAAAGTTACTGGATTTGGAAATTTAATTTTTACTGATCCATCATTTGATCCTCACAAAGGATTAAGATTATTAAATCAATTAGAGATGGAAAGATTACAAACAGTTCCAGAAGGATATACAAAATGTCTTTCTAGAAATAAGGCAGCATCTGTTCTTGGTGATGGATGGACTATAGATGTGATTGCTCACATTTTAAAAAACATTAAGGAGGTAAATAATGTTTAACGATTTGCTCACAATAGTGGCCCACCTAGGTATGGTGGGTTTCACTTTATATTTCATTAAAATACTTTTTGAAGGGAGGTAATAATGAAAGAACTAGAAGCAAAGCTGCTAAGATTTTATCCAAAGAAACAGGATAAAAAATTAGTAACTCAAAATGTTTGGGATGAAGATATCCAGGCATTTAAAAAATATAAACAAGAGATGAATTTGCATATTTCATTTCCGGTTTATTTTCATCAACTACAGGAATACTTTTTTCAAAGTAGGAAAAAATAGGAGGCAATATGACTACTGAAGTAGAAAAAATCTTTATATGTGAGATTTGTAAAGGCAACCACTATTATGTGGATGAGGACAATCATGTTCACGATTGCCCAAGCTGCACTGAGCAAGGACAGAATAGAGAGCCAAACTTATCAAGGATGTGGGAGGATAATGGATATGAAAAATAATCAATTCAAACACATCATTGATATTTTAATCAATAAGCATGGATGGATGAAAATTCCATTAATAGAAAAACAGGAGGTAAAAATAAATGGTGAGATTAAGTATACTACTTATTCTTTTCCTGGGGAGCTGCACATACAATCCAACAGTGGATCACCGAGGAAACAAGGGTAAGGATGTTGCATTTAGATATAATGATGATCTCTACACATGTAGAGCATTGGCTAAAGAGAATGTTCCTATTTATGAACCGGCTAAGTATGTCTATAACTGGACCATTAGACCTCAGTTATTATGGTTACCTGATAAGTGGGAATATAGTTATAAAAAAATGGTAGATAATTGCATGACAAATAGAGGCCATTCAATTATAACTAAAGAATAAGGAGGCAAATATGACTAAAGAAAGAACTGATTACTTGCTATCAGCATTAGAAAAAGCAAGAAAAGAATTTAACCCATTAGAAAGAAATGGTCTTAATAAATTCTTTAAAACTCAAGATGGAGGATTTCATACCTTTTCAACATTGGATGATATTTTCAAATCTTGTAAAGATGCACTAGCTAATAATGATCTGAGTATTTATTACACAGTGACTTATGAAGATGGTGTCAGTTTTTTGACTACTACATTAACGCACTTACCGAGTGGTCAATTTATCAAATCACAATCAGCTATCGGAAATGGAAATACTAATCCTCAACAAATTGGATCTGGTATTACTTACATGAGAAGATATCACATCCAGGCTATGTTGAACCTGGAGGCTGATTTTGAAGATGATGGAAACATAGCTGCTAAGAACGCAACTAATCAAGTACATCAAAGTAAACCAACAAAAACAGTAAAGGGGTTATAATGTTTAACTTTAATTTATTTAAGAACGACAACAAAGTAGAAGGTGACAATCAACCTTTATACAGAAATGCCAAGATAGTTTCTGATGAAGATATTGTCATTAAAGCCGGTACACCATATGAGTGTGCCTTATGGGTTAAGAAAGAAACAAAATCAGGGAAACCGGCAGATTTTGTTTCCATTAGTTTAAAGACTAATGATTTCTTAATTGCAAAACAGAATGAGGATAATGAGGAAGAAAAAAACACGACTGATATCCCATTCTAGTGTTATTAAGGATAGAGCATTTCAAGTTTGGGTTTGTGAAACCAAGCCTTGCTATAATTGTTCAGTCACTAAGAATAATATCAACTATTCTCAAATTCAGTTCCACCATCTCCAGGGTAAGTATCGCCTGGGGATGGCCATGCGTAATGATGCTATGGGGATACCAATGTGCTATCCATGTCATTCTATTTTCCAGAAAAGAGGAGAGAGATTGTATTGGGAGGAGATTGGAATAGATCCAGGTATCTATGCAAAGGAACTATGGGAAGAATGGTTAGAGAGGAAACAATGAGAAAAGTACACTACTATGAAATCAAATCTTTATTCAAAGGATTTGCAGCTGTTAGAGATAAAATTATCAAAGACAGAGAAATAAAAAACGAGGATCTGATAATTGTTTGCCAAGGGAAAAAAATGTTTATCCCTCAAGAGCAATTTCAATCCTATTCTTACTCAGTAGCAGTTAAGGACCGATATACTGATGAGATGCATAATCTTCTATATTTCACTTTCAAAGAAGATGATAAACAACAAACTAATCTATTTTAAAGGAGGAAACTATGAATAGAGAAGGCTTTGAACACTGGGATTTGCTGCCCATGAGTTACAGCAAACTTAATCAATGGAGATCGTATCCAACTCAATTTATCATTAACAGAATATTTAAAATAAATACCGGAACTAATCCGGCTATGTTCTGTGGCACGATTGTGGAGGAGCTGCTCTATGATATGTTGAAGGGTAATGACTCTCCTAATGGGATGAAATTAGCCCTTAGTGATTTTAGGATGAACCTAAGAGATTATCATAACCAGGAAGAAGTAGACAAGTATTGTAAACTCATTCCCAAGTTTTATGAAAACTGTAAGGCTTTATTTGATCGCTTTGGTAATCAGCCCATTCATTCTTATCAAGAAGAACTAGAAACCTTTATTGAGGTAGATGGAGAAAAGATAAACTTCATTGGCTATAGTGACTTTGTGTGGGATTTAGGAGATGAAGGTTTATTTATTTTTGATCTAAAGACCAAAGGAAGAATGGCCATCAATCATAGTGATAAGTTACAACAATATATCTATAAAAAAGCCCTGGAGGAGAAATATCAAAAGCCAGTGCATTGTAGTTTGTTTATTGTAACACCTACCAAACATCACTTTGAAGAAATAGAATTTACTGAGGAACACGAGATTGAGATTAAAAACATTCTCAAAGGGATGAGTATGGTCTTAGATATCTGTAATGATCCTATAGATTTTGCTCATATCTATCAGCCTAACCTTAGTGATTTTATTTGGAACAATCCAAAGCTAGTTCAAGCCAGAAAAGATATCTGGGGAATTTGATTGGGCAAAAGGAGAGGATACATTTCAATGACACAAAAAAAACCGATAAAGTGTATTTCTTGCAAAAGAATCTACACAAAATTTATGAGCATCAAAATATGTCAATATACTGATGAGCATAAATGCATAAAATGTTACAACTTAGGAGGTAGTAATGAACATCAACAAATTCAGACTATTAGAACGTATCAATAAGCTGCAAACAAAACTTGAGTGGCAAATCCCTAAATTAGTTACTAGAGATCTAAGAACTATGAATGGACACTACAAAAAAGAGGATGTTTTAACACATCATGTCAAAGCCTTACCATGTAGTTATTATTATT